ATTATAAATATTCTGAAATAACACGACTCTGATAAAGGAGCAATAAAATGGGCTTTCTAGTTTCTCCTGGCGTACATGTAAGAGAAATTGATCTTACAAATATTATCCCAGCGGTATCAACATCAATCGGTGCTATTGCAGGACCATTTAAAAAAGGTCCAGTAAGTTCTGTTGTGACCATTGGTTCTGAAGAAGAACTGGTTGCAATTTTTGGTAAACCTCAAAATGATTCAAATCAGTTTGAGACATTTTTTACAGCCGCAGCTTTCTTGCAATATACAAATGCATTGAGAATTGTTCGCTGCGAATCTGGTGTAACAAATGCCATTGCATCTGGAACATCTTTTATCATTCGTGATGATGATCACTATGAAGATTCTTTTGCTTCTGGGCAAGCTTCAGTTGGTGAATGGGCTGCTAGAACAGCTGGCGAACATGGAAACTCAATTGGTGTTTCAATTTGTGCATCTGCAACTGCTTATGAGGAAACTGCTAAGACAACAACAAGTGAAACAGAAGCGGTGGGCCAGACAGTAATTAGTCTTACATCTGCTTCTGGTTTCAATATACATGATATTGTTAACTTTGGTGAGACATTAGGGTTTGAATATCAAGTTGCATCTGTAGACACTGGTGCAGCTACTATTACAGTTAAACTGTTGGACGATCCAAATGGTAATGGACTTCAAACTGAAGTTTCTTCTGGAGCAAGTGTTCGTCGGCGCTGGAGATTTTATGACTTGTTTGATGGTGCACCTGGCACATCAGATTTCGCAACTCAAAATCAAAGAGGCACTAATGATGAAATGCACATTGTGGTTTTTGATTTTCTTGGAGAAGTAACTGGTTTCTCTGTTACTGCAAACGGTAATAGAACCAATTCTATTCTAGAAACTTATCCAAATCTATCTAAAAATTCACTTGGTAGATCACCACAAGGTGATAATACATACTACGCTGATAAAATCTTTAGGGCTTCAAATTATATTTATCAAATGGACCATAACACTGCTGGTTTCAATTGGGGAACAGACTTTGATGGTCAAGACACATTCATCGTAATGGAAGATGGTGGAACAGATGGCGCTGGAACAGATGCTGGTGACAACATCATCTTAAATGGAACTGATGGAAGTTCTACTAATAATGGCGATAAAATTCAAGGTGAGACAGGTGCAACTTCATATGCTGCACTTGATACACCAACAAATACAATTCTAAAGAATGGCACTGATGATTATGCTGTAACTGCTGGAGAATTGCAGTTAGCATATGATAAGTTTGCAGATACAGAAACATTGGATATTAACCTTGTCCTCGGTAGCAAAGGTGGTGGTTCTGGCAATACTGCTTCCACACAAGATACTCATGTCACAATGATGACAGATTTAGTGGAAAAAAGAAAAGACTGTGTTGCATTTGTTTCTCCATACCGAGCCGCAACTGTCGGTGTAACAAGTTCAAATACAGCAACAGAAAATGTAAAGGATGCTTTCCAACTTTGTCCTTCTTCATCATATGTTGTATTCGATAGTGGTTACAAGTATATTTACGATAAATACAATGACGTATATCGTTTTGTTCCACTTAATGGCGATACGGCTGGACTTTGTGCTTACACAGATAATGTTGCTGATCCTTGGTTCTCTCCTGCTGGCTACAATCGTGGTAATGTCAGAGGTGCGATTAAACTTTCATACACACCAAAACAATCAGAAAGAGATATTCTTTATCGGCATAGAATTAATCCTGTTGTTGATTTTCCAGGCCAAGGCGTGGTTCTGTTCGGTGATAAAACCGCACTGGCAAAACCAAGCGCATTTGATCGTATTAACGTGCGCCGATTGTTCTTGGTTCTTGAAAAAGCAATTTCAACCGCTGCAAAATATATGTTATTTGAATTCAACGATGAATTTACCAGAGCGCAATTTAGAAATATGGTAGAACCATTTTTACGGGATGTTCAAGGACGCCGAGGTATATTTGACTTTAAAGTAGTTTGCGATGATTCAAATAATACTGGAGAGGTTATAGATAGGAATGAATTCATTGGTGATATCTATATCAAACCAGCAAGATCAATTAACTTTATTACACTTAATTTCGTAGCGGTTCGTACTGGTGTGGAATTTGAAGAAGTAGTTGGTAGATTCTAATTTTAAGGAGTAACTTAACATGGCAAGCATAGATGATTTTAAAGCAAACCTAATCGGCGGTGGAGCCAGAGCTAACCAGTTTAAGGTGACAATTACTCCACCAACTGGTATTGCTACAGGTTTAGATGTTCGTCGATCCTCTTTTTTATGTAGGGCTTCAGCACTGCCGGGTCAGACTTTAAACCCAATTATTATTCCATTCAGAGGAAGGCAGATTTTTATTGCTGGTGATCGTACATTCGATGATGCTTGGGTAACGACATTCCTAAATGATACAGATTTTGGAATTCGTAATTCATTGGAATTGTGGATGAATGGCATTAACAATCTTGCCACTGCCGAAGGTGTTGTTGCACTTACAGATTATCAAGCAGATTTGACAGTCGAGCAATTAGATCGTGATGACACAGTTCTCAAGTCATATATTTTCCGGAATGCTTGGCCAATTGGATTAGGTCAAATTGATTTGACAGCAGAGGGTGCAGACGCAGTCGAGACATTTGATTGTACTTGGAGATATCAACATTTTGAAGCTTCTGGTATAAATTTCTAGTTTTAAACCTACTAAATATAAGGATTAGTAGGAGTTATTATGGCCGAATTATTTGGTTTTAAAATAAGTAGAAAAAAAGAAGAGGGGGGAACGTCTTTCACCGCTCCCACTTCTGATGACGGCACTATAGATATTGCTGGCGGTGGATTTTTCAGTTCCCAACTGAATACTGATGGCAAAGAACGGTCTAATTTAGATTTAATTAGGCGTTATCGTGATATTGCACAGCAAACAGAATGCGACACAGCAATTGAAGATATCGTAAATGAAGGTATTGTTGCTAATGAATCTGATATATCTGTTCAGATTGTTTTAGACAATGTTCCCTATGCAGCAAAAATAAAAAGTAGAATTAGAGAAGAATTTGCAGAAGTATTAAGGCTTCTTAAATTTGAACAAAAAGGTCATGATATTTTTAGAAGATGGTATGTTGATGGAAGAATTTACTATCATAAAATTGTTGATACTAAACAACCCAGAAAAGGCATAACTGAACTTAGATATATTGATGCTACAAAGATTAAAAAAGTAAGAAAAGTTCATAAAGAAAAAGACCCAAAAACTGGTGTTAATAAAATTAAAAGAATTGACGAATTTTTCATTTACAATGAAAAGGGATTAGGTGCTGCTGGTTTAGCTACTGGTGGTAGTAGTAGTCAAGGTCTTAAAATTTCACCAGATTCTATTTGCTATGTTCCTTCTGGTTTAATTGATGGTAATAGTGGAAGTGTATTATCTTATCTACATAAAGCCATTAAACCTGTCAATCAATTGCGTATGATTGAAGATTCTCTTGTAATCTATCGTGTCTCAAGGGCACCAGAGCGTAGAATTTTCTACATTGATGTCGGCAATTTACCAAAAGTAAAAGCAGAACAATATCTCAAAGATGTTATGAATCGTTACCGTAACAAGTTAGTGTATGATGCATCAACTGGTGAGATTCGTGACGATAGAAATCACATGAGTATGTTGGAAGATTTCTGGCTCCCACGGCGAGAAGGCGGTAGAGGTACAGAGATTACATCACTGCCAGGTGGATCAAACCTTGGTGAGATTGATGATATTGTGTATTTTCAAAGAAAACTGTTTAGGTCATTGAATGTTCCTATCTCTCGTTTGGAAGCAGAAGCTCAATTCACACTTGGTCGTTCTACTGAAATTACAAGAGATGAACTTAAATTTACTAAGTTTGTACAGAGAATTCGTAAAAAATTCGTACCGTTATTTACTGATGTTTTAAAGACGCAACTTTTATTAAAAGGAATTATTTCACCTGATGATTGGCCAGATATGCAAGAGCATATTCAGTATGATTTTTTGGCAGATGGTCATTTTTCTGAACTTAAAGATGCAGAACTTCTAAATGATAGAATAAATACTTTGAATTCAATTGAAGCTTATGTAGGCACATTCTTTAGTAAAAACTGGGTGCAAAAGAATGTTTTACGGTTAACTGATACTGAAATTGAACAGATGCAGAAGGATATAAATAAAGAAGCAAATATTGCTCCAGAAGATGGTGGCATAAATTTACCAGATAATCATGGTGGCATTAGAAGAGATGATACTGCCCAAGGTAAGGTTGGCGAAGTGGGTTCACCAGAGGATAGTTCAACATACAATCCCCAACCACCTCAAGAGGAAATACCTCAAGAGCAACAACCACAACAAGAGGTTTAAAAAATGAATAACTCAAGAGATTTCATAGATAGCATTGAAAATGGAGAAAACCTAGAAGCTGAGTCACATTTTTCTGATGCCTTGTCTGATAAGGTTGGTGCTTCTTTAGAGAATAGGCGGCAGGAATTAGCATATGAACTTGTCAACGAAGGTGGTCCTGAGATGCAACGGGCAGCAATGCAAGTTGGCAAGCAGGCATCAGAGACTGACAAGAAAGGAAAGTACACTCCACAAGCAAAAATGCAACAAGATAGGGACGTGGCAAGTTCAGCTGATACGAATGTTAAAATGGCCAAGACAGTGAAAAAATACGTTGCTAGTGACCCTAAGTTGTCGAGAAGTAAAGGAATGGGAAACATGGCTAATAAAGCAGTAAAAGTAAATGTACAAGCTCGGGAAAAGATGACATCTAAAAAAGGCCCAGGAGCCGGTGCAATACTTCGAGGCCGAAAAACTAGTGAAAAAATGGGTACAGATCGAAGCGGTTACGGGTCTAAGAGCGAACTGGATATTGGTTCACAGACTGCCCTACAGAGACAAGTAACGAAAAATAAAAATAAAGAAGCAAAAGCAAACAGATCAGGTGGTGATGATGATGTCGCTTGAGCTTAAGAGCAACAACCACAACAAGAGGTTTAAAAAATGAATAACTCAAGAGATTTCATAGATAGCATTGAAAATGGAGAAAACCTAGAAGCTGAGTCACATTTTTCTGATGCCTTGTCTGATAAGGTTGGTGCTTCTTTAGAGAATAGGCGGCAGGAATTAGCATATGAACTTGTTAATGAAGGCGCTGTCGAGAGAGCTGGAATGAAAATCGGCGCACAGACAGTGGAGATGAAGAATGGAAAGTATACTAAAAAAGCGAAACTGGAGCAAGACAGGACCGGGGCGCAGATGACTCAAGCGGTAGGAAAAATAGCTGGCGATTTGCATGCCGCGGAAAAGGAAGGCGATAAACGCTTCAAGGGTGCCGGTGAAGCAGTAAAAGTGGTGAAGAAATTCAAGAAGGACGAGATTGCTAAAGCTAATAAAGGAGAGGTAGGCATTGGATCAGTACTCCGAGGTCAAGAAACTAGTAAAAAACATGGTACTGATCCGTTCCACAAATCCCGAGGCGAAATGGATATTGGTGCAGAGACTAACATAGCGAGACAAATGAGAAAAGATAAAAATAAAGAAGCAAAAGCAAACAGATCAGGTGGTGATGATGATGTCGCTTGAGATTTATAATGCTTAAAAGTATTCATGAAGTTTATCAAACCACAGTTTTTGAGAAAAATGAACACAAAGCATCAAAGGAATACAAGAAATTGTCTCCTAAAATGCGGGATGCTGTTGATTCTCTCTTCAAAATTATGGATGCTAAACCTTCAAATTTCCTAAATACTTTTGAGAAAACTATAAGAGAAGTATCAGTAAAGTTCGGAGTCACTGAAAGAGAACTTATGGGATACTTTGAAAAAGAAATGTTAGCGATATAGGAGTAGGATATGTCATTTAAATCATTAAGAGTTGCTGGAACAGTCACCGCAACACAGACAGCCGATGATGCAGCACATCATGCCGTCATTGGCAAATTGTCTCCAGCTGCTTCATACAGAGTAACAGAGTTTGGCGGTCAAGATGCCCTCTTTCTTATTTCAGATGATTATCCTGTAGCATCTTCTTCTAATGGATTTTATTTAAAAGCAGGAACTACAACAACAGTAATTCCTGATGGAAACAGGGCACTACGATTTGCTTCTGGAGTTCCTATCGCACAAAATAGTGAAGATGATACAAATGCTAATGCAATAGTATTAGAAGAAGGGACTGAAGACTTGACAGGGCCTGGACTTCTTTTATATGATAGAGCCGAAACTGAATTTCGTATTTCAGTAATCAATGAAACTGCTAGTAGTGATTGTGCTGTTTACGTTGAAGAAATTGTACAGGGACATGCAGGACCATGAGTAATGTAAAATTAATTTCAGAATCTATTGTTAATGTAGAATTTGTTACTGAAGAAAAAGAGAATGGTAAAAAGACCTATAAAATTGAAGGTGTTTTTATGCAGGGCGATATTAAGAACCGTAATGGTCGTATCTACCCTATGGAAATCCTAGAAAATGAAGTTTTAAAGTATAATAAAAAGTTTGTAAGTGAGAAGCGGGCATTTGGTGAACTAGGTCATCCAGAAGGTCCAACTGTAAATCTTGAAAGAGTTTCACACATAGTAACAGCATTGTATCCAGATGGAACAAATATTATGGGTGAAGCAAGAATATTAGATACACCTATGGGAAAAATTGTTAGAAACCTGATGGATGAGGGTTGCAAATTAGGTGTGTCATCTAGAGGCATGGGAAGCTTGACCGAAAAGAACGGGGCCAAGTATGTGAATAGTGATTTTTATCTTGCAGCAGCAGCCGATATTGTTGCAGACCCTTCCGCTCCAAATGCTTTTGTTCAAGGCATTATGGAAGGAAAGGAGTGGGTTTGGAACAATGGGTCATTAATTGAAGCGCATGTTGCTAAGTTAAAAGAAAAATTTGATGTTAAAGAACGTCATAGGCAATCTAATGTAGAGGCATTGGAATTTGCTAGATTTCTAAAGAAATTATAATTTATAAATATATTTAATAAAAAGGAGACTTCCTATGTCCGAATTAGATCAGACGATTGAGGAACTAGAAGCAGAGGTTATGGCGGAACTAGAAGAAAAAGCGTCATTACCTGGCGGAGCAGGCCTCAAAGCAGAACCAATGAAACAAGATGATGATATTAATGATCCTCTTGATGATGTTAATGATACTGGACCGGCTCATATCAAGCCAGATGATAAATTGCCTGATGAAGGCGATAGTAAAAAAGCAACACCTTTGCCTGGCGGAGCGGGACTCAGCGCAGAAAAAATGAAAAAACTTATGGACCCAAATGCATCCGTAAATAGCTCAAATAAAGGAACTGGTGTTACACCCCCAGGCCAAGATAAAATGCTAAAAATTCAGAAGATGAAAGAAGAAGATATTTCAAGAGAAGATTTATTAAATCATCTTCAATCCACTATGGAACACTCCCTTGCCACAATGGAAGATATGGATGATGAAGATTTGTTTGGTCTTATTGCTGATCTTGAAGAAGATGATGAAGGACAAGTCGAATACTATGATGACGATGAGATGGATGAAGTTGTAGAAATGCATATCCAAAACATCGACATTACTGCTGATGTAGAAGCATTGATGGAAGGTGAAGACCTTTCAGAAGAGTTTAAAGAGAAAGCTGCGGTGATCTTTGAGGCTGCGGTTAAGTCTAAAACCCGTGAAGAAGTATCAAGGATTATGGAAGAAGCGCAATATGCTATTGCCGAAGAAGTTGACGAGTACAAAACAACGCTCGCCGAAAAAGTAGATCAATACCTCGACTATGTTGTTGAGGAATGGATGCAGGAAAATGAACTGGCAATCGAAAGAGGCCTAAAAGGTGAAATTGCTGAAGACTTTATTTCTGGTTTGAAACAGCTATTTGAAGATCATTACATTGATGTTCCAGATGAAAGATATGACATTCTGGAAGCACAATCTGATAGAATCTCTGAACTGGAAGAGCAATTGAATTCAGTTATGGAAAATAATATCCAAATGAATTCAGTTAACTCCGAATTAGTTCGGGAACAAGTCATTCTAGAGGTTTCCTCTGATTTGGCTGATACAGAATTTGAGAAGTTTAAGTCACTTACGGAAGATGTTGATTTTGGTGATGAGAACAATTTCCGTCACAAATTGGATACCCTAAAGGAAAGTTATTTCCCCAAGACTAATTATTTGACAGAAGAGACTTATGAAATTGATTATGAAAACTATGGTAGCGCCGCACAGGACATTGATACGAGTGATGCAATGAGGGCATATTCGTCTGCAATTGGTCGTGTCGAGACTCGTATTAACGGGCGCTAATAAATTTATTAAATCATAAATAGATGTAATAAAAAACAAAGGAGAAACAAATGTTTCAAACAGAACATCTACAAGAAAAGTGGTCGCCAGTCCTAGAGCATCCCGATCTACCACAGATTGAGGATTCTTATAAGCGGGCCGTAACCACTGTTATTCTCGAAAACCAAGAAGCTGCTATGAGAGAAGATGCATCTTTCCTTTCGGAATCAGTTCCTACTTCTAACATATCCGGCGTATCAAATTGGGACCCAATTTTGATCTCACTAGTTCGCCGTGCAATGCCAAATCTTATCGCATATGATATTTGTGGTGTTCAGCCAATGACAGGTCCAACAGGACTTATCTTTGCGATGCGGGCCCGCCATGCTTCGATGGATGGTGAAGAAGCATTGGTCGATGAGACAACCGGTGCAGCTGCAAACGGCTTCTCTGGTGACTTCTCGAACCAGAACAAATTAGGTACAACTTCTGGACCAGGCGACATTGGTGCAAGTGAAAGCAATCCTGCTGCTCTTAATGACAGCCCTTCTGCTGGAACTTACACATTCGCAACTGGTATGACAACAGCACAATCTGAAGCATTGGGTGATAGCGGAACAAACGCTTTTGCCGAGATGTCATTCAGCATTGATAAGTCAACGGTCACAGCAGTTTCCCGTGCTTTGAAAGCAGAGTACTCAATGGAACTTGCTCAAGACCTCAAGGCAATCCACGGTTTGGATGCTGAGACAGAGCTTGCTAACATTCTCTCAACAGAAATTCTTGCAGAAATCAACCGTGAGGTTGTTCGTTCTATCTACAACACTGCTGTTTCTGGCGCACAGATTAACACAACAACTGCTGGTATCTTTAATCTTGACACCGACTCAAATGGTCGTTGGTCAGTTGAGAAGTTCAAGGGTTTGATGTTCCAAATCGAGCGTGACGCAAATGCGATTGGTCAGCAGACTCGTCGTGGCAAGGGTAACATGATGATCTGTTCAGCTGATGTTGCTTCTGCACTTCAGATGGCCGGTGTTCTTGATTACACTCCTGCCCTTAACTCAAACAACCTAAATGTTGATGATACATCTACCACATTTGCTGGTACATTGAATGGTCGCATGAAGGTTTATGTTGATCCTTATTCAGCAAACGTAGCTGCAAGTCAGTACTATGTTGTTGGATATAAAGGTACATCACCATATGACGCTGGTTTCTTCTACTGCCCATACGTTCCACTACAAATGGTCCGTGCGGTTGGTGAGAACAGCTTCCAGCCCAAAATTGGTTTCAAGACCCGTTATGGTATGGCTGCTAACCCATTTGCCCGTGCTGGTGCAGAGGCCGCTAATACAGCTGCCACAATCGCACTCACAGCAAATACAAATTCTTACTATCGTCGGGTTAAAGTTACAAACCTCATGTAAGTTTGTTACAATAAGAAACTTGACTAAAAACTTAGAGGGTGCTTCGGCACCCTCTTTTTTTCTTTATAAATAGTTGCAAAGGAAAATGTCATGGCACTAAATCCAGTATCAGGTGTTGATCGTCAACCAGATAAATTAGACTACGCAAGTCCAACTCAATTTCGTTTTGGTATTAATCAATTACCGAAAGTGGAATTTTTTACAACGGCATGCAATCTTCCTGGCATAAATTTAGGACAATATGAATATGGAACTCCCTTCAAAAATATTCCAATAGTAGGGGATAAATTAACAT